CATCAAAACTACTTCCTGCTCCACTGTCACCGGTATCAACTTGTTGACTTGCAGCAATCGCTGCTTGTTTAGCTGCTCCTCTTGCAGCAGCTGCTTCTCTTGCTTTTTTATCTCTTACGTTTTGAAAGAAATCAGCCAATGTATTTGACCTAGCAAATAATCCTAAAGTTGTATCTGAACCATATCCTCTAGATCCTTTTGGTCCTACAAAACTTGGACTAAACGCTCCTATACCCTTAGACACTAAACCAGCTAGTGGATTAAAAGCTCCAATTACAGAACTTATTCCTAACTTGTCAGAAATATTTCTAACACCACCTGTTATCATATCTAAAAAAGATTGTTCTTCATCAGGTTCATTAGCCACACCAAAAGAAGTATCTATATTATTTGGGCCATAATAATCATTAAATGCCATCGCTGGCTCAGTATTTACAATACCTCTATTTACTAAATCTCTTTGTCTTTGATCATACAAACTTGTAGCTTGATTAGCTAGATTTTGATTGTACATATTTAGTAATAAATTTTCCATTATCGTCTACCATCCGGTTTTATATCTACTCTTAGTGTTCCATAACGCCAAGTTTCACCTATGGCATCATTTTCTATTTTAATCGAAAGCAATCTTCCTCTTGCTCTAGTATCTACTTTATCAGTAGATGATGTAATTGTAAAGGGGCCAAGAGGTGAGCTTGATGCTGTATTACTTGGATAATCATTTAGTAATAATGTTATTTTTGAATTACCGGTTAGCACCTGAAAGTCTGGTACAAAACGTTTCATAGACATAATAAATTCACCATCTCCTGTAAAGTCAGCTATTCCAGTTGATTGACCTGTAATGCCTCGTCTTGCAGCAATATCAAAATCACCGGATTGTATAAATGCATTGATAGAAGTAGTACCTGATGAATTGATTTGATCGGTTCCGGTTTCATGGGCATAGTAAGTTGATGCTCCATAGGTATTTGTAATTCCTTGAATATCAAAGTTAGGTGTAGCCGTTGAAATATATTGTGTTGCATAAGGCACATCAAATACACCTGTGTCTGCATAAGATGATCTAGCTAATGATCCAGTTGTCCAACAGTTTTCTCCATAATTATAAGTAACACATCTATCAATTTGTTCTGATCCAGCTTTTGGATAGAACCAAGTTACTTCACTATATAAAGTATTGTGTTCACCATAGATAATTTGTGATGCATTATAGTTTATACCTAAATTGTCTCCTGTAGTTGTAAACACAAAGTCTTCAACTAAACATGGTAATGATTTTACTGTACCATCATAAACAAAAAATCCACCTTCACCTGACATCCAGAATATCATACCATTAGAATAACTAACTGCATTTTGTCCAATACATCCACAGTTTGTACCAACTTGTCTTACTGAAAAAGTAAATGGTGGTCCAACAAATTGAATTACATATGCTGCACTATCCGTTAATACAAATACATAATCTTTACCTTGAATAGCTGCAACAATTGCATTGCCAGTATCTAGTCTAAATGTACCTGCGGTATTTGTTGCTGTTGGTTGGTATGTAGTATAATCTTCTTGATCAGAAAATCTTATAAACATTGGATCTTGTGTTGATGAATTTCCAATTGTTGTCTCAGTTCCAAAATGAAATAAATGTCTATCTCTATCGGATACTAAGGTTAATCTTGATTTAGTTGGAGCTCCTGACATGAGTGTTGCTCTATTTGCTCTTGGTGTTGCCGCTCCTGCATCCCAAGTAAATGTCTTACCATTATGAATGGTTGCAATTAATATTTGACCAAAATTATCAAGACTCCAGAGGCCTGGATCCAGAATCACGTTACTGGTTGTTCTTTCAGTGCCCCATGTTGACACGTTCCAAGTATCCGTGCCCCATCCATAACCTGCAGTTTGAAAGGTTGGACCAACTACTACATAAGGATCTATTTGTGCAGAACCTTGAGTTGACATACCGGTACCACCTTCATTTGCTGGCATAGTAATATCAAATGTATTAGTCGTAACATTAGATATTTCAAATGTATTGTCTTCAAATTGTGCTGTTGTAAAATTAGTTTCTCCACCACCAGGTAAAGATACAGAAGAAAATTTTACATATCTTCCTGCATTTAATCCATGACTAGTTTTATTAACGGTTACGGTTGCAGAAAATGTTGTTGAACTAAATGTTGCTCCAGTAATTGCTGTATCGAGTGGAGTAATATCAAAAAAGTCTTCACCATAATATAAAAACAAACCTTGTGATGTACCGATTGCTGCATACTTTTCTCCTGCTAAAGATGTCCATACATGTTGAGCTCTGGCAGCACCTGGTATTGTTAAATTATCTGTAGTAAGTTGTGACCAACCACCTATTTTTTCAGGTAGGCCGTATCTAAATCTAACAAAATCACCATCAGTCCATTGAGACTCAGCTCCTGATTGTGTTATTTGTTTATTAAAACCTGGTTTAAACTGTAATTTTTGCAACATAATAGACCACTATACTATGTTTTTTATTAATAATATAGTTTAAACTATATTATTTTTTATCTCTTTAATCACCTTTTTATTCATTAAAGATTCCTTAAATCTTTTATATCTTTTGATAAAAGGTACAAATCTTTCCCAAGTTGGAGAAGTAGAACAGGCTCTCATTATCTTAAATAATTCATTATTCATATTAAACCTTATTAGCTCTATTTCTTTATCTGAATCAAAATGCACATAAGCTAAATCTTCATCTTCTTTTAATGTAAACTCTTTTATATTAGTCCATAAATTTATTTCTAAATCAAAATTTCTAAACCATTTAGATATATTAAATTTACCTGGAACAATTGATCCAAATTTTAAATGTGGACTATTGGAAAAATAAGGAGAAGTAAGAGTCATATTTATATTTTCTTCTGTAAAAAAAATATAGGATATATTTAATATAAATAAGTGATTATCTTTAAAATTATTAGAATGTGGTTTTTTAGTTCCAATATAGTCTTTGCTTTTATGTATCATATCTTGTCCTTTAACTTCGTAAGAAGATTCTAAAGGAGCCTTTAAAACAAAAATATTATTTGTTAAATTTTTAACTGCTGGACAAAATATAAGATTATCATTTTTATTTATTGTTTTATCAATATTTTTTATTAATCTTTTATGTAAATGCTCTGGTTTTTTATAAATAATATTCCAATCAATATTATCTTCTGAACCAAAAACCGGAGACCAATATATTTTTGTTTTCATATTATTGATTGTTATAATTAAATGCTAAAGAAATTCTAGTGTCATTTTCTTCACTACGTTCAACACAATGACTTAAATTTGACCTAAATATAAGAAGTCTACCTGGAACAGCTTCATACCAAACAACCGAAGAATTAAGTGAATTGTAAGATTTTGATATAGGATCGTTTAAAGTAGGATCTGAATCAACTTTAAAAAAAATTCTAGATGACTTTTTTTGATTGCTTTTTAAAAAATAAACTGCTGATAAAGTATTTAAAGAATGAGTATGATATTCCTGGTAATCATATTTCTTATAAATATTAAACCAACTTTGCACACATTTAAAATTATTTTTATAATTCAGTTTATCAGCATACAAGGCTACATTAGAAGAAACCCAATCAATTAAATTTTTAAAATTTTTATCTTTTTGTAAATTATGTTTACCCAGAGTATTATATGTTTTATTAGACACCCATTCCTCTCCTCCTTTTTCAATTTTATTTTGTAAAATGTTACAAACTTTAATTAATTTTTTATCTATTTTTTTATGATTAGGATTATCTACATAACCAATAATTTTAGGACACCAATGTTCAAGATTAATATTCATTATATAAATTTAGGTCCCAATCCAAACATTGTAAGACTAGTTCTTATTCCTTTTGTAACAGGAGATACTCTGTGATTTAAATGAGATCTCATTATAACCATACTACCTGGTTCATTTAATTCAGAAACTTTATATTCTTCTCCATTAAAAATAAAAAACTCACCACCTTCATATTTTTGTTTTGATAGATTAATTAAAATAGTTAATTTACAATCAAAAATATCTGATTTAGATTCATCACGATGATAAGGATATTCACCTTTTATTTTAGAATTATAAACATTTAATAATACTTTAGTTAATTTAGTAAATGGGTATATTTTGTATCCAAAAATTTCATTATTAGTTTGATTAAATAAATCTATAACATTATTTAACTTATCTTGAATTTTACCATAATTTATTAAATATGTTTTTGTATTTTTAATTGAAACTCCATTTTTAGAAGCTGTGTCTTTTTTTGCTTCTAACCCATCTGCGTTTTTAATAATAAAATTATTTAAATCATTTATTTCTTTTTTAGAAAGAACTTCAGGAAAATAATAATAATCAAATTTATAGCTCATACTATTTATTTAAATATATAGTCCAATCAAGAAAACTTAAAATGTCTTTTAAATGTACTATTTCTAATTTATTTTTATTAATATAATTATTTAATTCTTCTGAATCTAAAATTATCCACCTAGATTTTGTTTCAATTACAATTTTATCGGCTTTAGATTCTGTACTTCCTTCTCTACCTATTTGATTGTCTTTTATTTTTTTCATAGGAGTTAAATCAAATTTAAATATTTTATTTGAACGACCTTTTAAAATACCTTTAATATCCCAAAGTTCTTTGTTTCTTTGTTTTGTAGATGCAATTTTATATTCTTTAAAATTTTTTAAAAACTCATTATTCATAATTTTTTTTTAATACAACATCAGAGATTGGAGGTAATCCTAAATGAAGTCTATTATCAAACTCATTTAACTTTGTTATTTTATTTTTTTTATTATAATGAAGAAAAACTTGACAACATTCTTTTCCTTTCAAAGGTTCTCTCCAATGTTCTAAAATATCTCCTCTATAAATTAGCATGTCACCTGGATACAAATTTATTTTTTTTATATTATTATCATCTAATTTTAAGTAAAAAGGCCACAGATCACCTCCTAAATTTAATGTAGTAGATACTTCACAACAATATCTATCTATGTGTTTAGGTAACACATCTCCTTTCATATAAAGTCTTGCATATGAATAATTCATAATAAGTTTAAAGTTAATTTTTTTTTCAATTTCAGGGAGTAATTTTTTTAAAAGTGTTTCCATAGCTACATCACCATAATGACAATAAGTATTTGGAACAAAGTCATCTGTCCATTTACCAAAAACATTAATGTTGGGTGGTAAATATTCATTAGTATAAAGAGTATAAGCTACCTGTCTTTTTAAAACAAAATATTCATACAAAAATTTACTTATTTCTTTAGAAATAATTTTTTTACAAACTAAATAGTTGTCTTTCTTAAAATTCATTATTTAAAATTAGGACCTGTAAACCAAGCAACTAAAGAAAACCTTTCTCCTTTTGTAATAGGATTTACTTTATGTAATAAGTAACTTGGAAAAAATACTACTCTTCCTTGTTTAGGTTCAATAACAACATAGTCTTTTCCAGTCTCAGAATTTTTACCTGTATATAAACATAGTTCACCACCATTAAAATCTTTAGGATCAGATAACATAACAACAGCAGATAGTTTTCTTATTCTTTTATTAAAGCCCATATCTAAATGTGAATTATAATAATTATTTGGTGCTATGTAATGTGTAAACTGTAAAGCTTCTGTTAATCCCCACAAGTCAAATTTAAAATAATCTGCATTAGCTTGAATTGTTTTAGCAACCAATTCATTGTAAAACCAAAGTGATTTATCATCAATGCCTATCCAAGAAGTATAACAATCTCTTATTTTTTTATTAAGTTTATTATCTCCAACTGTAGCTTTACCTTTTTTATTTTTTTGATTATTTTGTTTTATAAATTTTGTACATTGTTGTTTAGATAAAAAATTATCATAAAAAACAAATTGACTTGTGTGTGAAAGTTCAAATGGCCAAGATTCTGTTATAAGACTCATAAATTATATTTCTAATACTTCTTACATTCATTTGAATGAAATTTCAAGGGGCGACCATCTTTTCTATATATAGCGGAAAAAAATGTTATTAAAGTAAGTCTTTCTTCGCTATTGTTTCCAAAATTTTCAACGCCGTGATCAGCTGCACCATCAAAAATAATCATTCTATTTTTAACAGATTTAAATTCTATTGTTTTTTTAAAATGTGAATTATTGAATTTTAATTTATCTTTAAATTTTTTTGTTTTTTGTTTTTCTATATTTAAATATCCTTCTTTTCTTATTTTAAAAATTTCAGGAATTGGTTCTTTTATTCTTTTATAAATACAAGTTCCTGAACTTAAGTCATTAGTTAAATAGACAATAGAAGTAAATTCCTGCTCTAAATCTTGATGGATAAATCCTTGATTTGGATAATCTTTTGTTTTTATTTTTTGAAAATACTGTGTTGCAGTCCAATTTAAATTATCAATTTCATTTGGATATAAACTAACAATAATTTTTCTAGTTACATTAAGAAAAAAATCATAATCTATATTATGTAATGAATCAGTTCTTTCTCCTGGATAATTACCTTCACTTTTATAAAATTTTAATTTTTTTGAATAGTTGATTATTGTTTCAGGATTTACAAAAAAATCATCAATACAGAATACTGGCCAAATCATAATTTCTTATGATTTAGTATATTAATTTATTTAAAAAGTAAATAGGCTAATTATAAAGAATTTAGGTAATCTTCATTAACAGTTTGAAAAGTAACTTGATTTTCTGCTGTTACTACAGACCATGTTTGTGGATCTCTTATCCAATTTGTGTTATCTTCGTCCCAAATATATTGATCTGATTCAAATACATTAAAATCATTTACTTTTATAATTTGATGTGTATCAAAATCTACATCAATGTTTTTTAAAGGATTGTTTTGTAGGTCTTTATAGAAAGTATCATAAGTAACTGGTTTGCTAATTGGAGCTTCCCATAAACAACTTGTCTCATTTAATGTCCAAGAGTTATGAGGTTTAGGTGCAATAAAAGCATCTTTATCTGCATCATAAGTATAACCAATTGCTGCATAGTTTTTTCTAAAAGGTGTTCCACCTAATTTATGAACTCCACCTTCTGTATTATAAGATGTTTGTTTAAAATTAGCATTTGGCTGTTTTAATAAATCTTTTAAAAAAGTAATTCCTGAAGTTTCATCAGTTGCTATATCGTTAGACACAACAATAATTTCAGTAACTACATTATTTTCGTCTAGTTTTGCAAAATGTGCCATTATGTTGTGTAACTCCCTGATCCTGTCCATTTAACAACTTTAAAATCTCCATCATCTGTAACAGTTGGACTTCCTGTAGTTGTACCTGAGTAATCTGACGTTGGAATTCTTAAAATAACAACTCCAGATCCTCCTGAAGCGCCTGATCCTCCGCCGCCTCCTAGGCCTGAAGTTCCTCCGCCTCCAGATCCTCCACCACCACCTTGGCCTCCGCCTGATGGTGAACTTGGCCCGCCAGCTCCTCCGCCAGCATAATAAGTTGATGAACCTGTAATAGAAGACTGTCTTCCTTGACCGCCTCCTCCAGCTTGATTCGGGTCTCCTCCAGATCCTCCTCCTCCGGATCCAGCTCCACCGCCCCCTCCACCAAAAGGTGCGCCTTGTTCTGATCTATTTCCTGGTCCTCCATTATTACCCTGTGAAGGTGATAAAGCTGGTGTATTTCCAGTTCCACCAGCAGCTTGTCCTGAGTTATTTCCAGCAGCTCCTGATCCACCGCCACCTGATCCTCCAGGTTGTCCTGGCGTTGGTGATCCTGCACCGCCTCCACCTCCTCCAGTGGAAAATAATGTTCCTAATGTATCTGATACTAATGTTGAATTTGATCCTTGAGTAGATCCTCCACCGCCACCGCCGACAGTTACTGTAATTGTTTCTCCAAAAGGAACATCAACTTCATCAGTGTAAAATCCACCACCTGCTCCTCCGCCATATGATCCTCCACCGCCACCCCCGGCAATTAAAAGATAATTCATGGTTAATTTTGGAGCGCCTTTACGTTGACCAAAGCCTCCTGCTGATCCGGCTGCTAATGAACCTATAATTGGCATCTTTCTATCCTCCTGTTATTACGCGAATTGCGTTTGAGCTGCAAGTACAGTAAATACTGAACCACCAGTTTTAATAGCTGTGTAAGTGTACACATCATTTGATGTTGTATTACCAGCTGTAGGGGCTGCTCCACCTTGCCATACTGGAGTTACTGTAGTTCCATCTACTTGTACTGTAGTATTGTAATAAGCTGTTGCACCTTGTTTTGAAATGTATGCAACTGTGATTGATTCACCAACATCCATAGACGCATCTAAAGAGTTTGAACCATCACCTCTTAAATTAACTGTAAAGTTTGCATCAGCTGTTGCAGTATCTAATTGAACTGCTTGAGTATTTGTATCAATGTTAATGTTTGAAGTATATGTAGCATTGACATTTACTTTTTCTGCAAGACCTTGAATTTTACCATTACCATCTAATGTAACTCTTCCAATTCCTTTTGGAGTTAAAAGAAAATCTAAATTAGTATCACCACCAACTGCAGCTATTGATGGAGAAGAACCAGTTGCTTGGTTAGTTACATCAAAATAGTTTACAGCTGAAGCTGTTTTTTGAAATCTAATATATGGATTGTTTGAATCATCTTCGATTGCACCAGCGTCATCAATGATGATATCGTTTCCATTTGTATCTAATACTCCAGATAATTGTGGAGTGATGTCTGAAGATAAATCTGTGAAAGCTGTATCAACAACGTTAGTACCATCAGAGTAAACCATTTTAGTACCTTTATCTGTTGTACCCCATGTTACCCCAGTTCCTGAAGTAGTTTTAACAGTTACAGTAAATGCACCTGAAGTTCCGTTTTCAATGATATAAGTTTTTTCTACTGAATCAGGAATTACAACATCAATGTTTGTAGTGATTGTTCCTGTTAATTTAATTACGGCATCTTTACCATTTGATGGAGCGCCATTTGAAAAAGTTAAAGTTGCACCAGTAGTTTCGTTAACTGTAATTGCAGAATAACCACCGATTGCTTGTTCTAAAACTAATAAGTTTGTGTTTGTAATTTGTCCCCAAGTTCCTGAATTTTCACCAGTAGCTTGAACCGTTAACTTTAAGTTAGCTGATGTTGAGTTCGCCATAATTTTTTATCTCCAATGTTTATTTTATAAATTTTTTGACAACTATTGTCAATATATTATTTTTAAGCAGCGGTGTCAACTGGTCTCCAAGTAGGTGCTGTGCCTGTATTTACTTGGTTCCATATTAGTGTTTTAAGGGTTCCCTCGTCCATTGTCAAGTCATTTCCTGTTAATGTTACTAATGCATTTCCAGTGACTGTTTCATCACCTTCCTGCATAGCCATTTCTTGACCGGTTACAGCAGCTATAGTATTTGCATCTAATACTGCTGTTCCAAGATTTATAGTTGCAGCTTGTGCATATCCTGTAGCATCAAAATATGAACCATTACCCCAAGTCGATTGACCCCAAGTTTCTTCACCCCATTCAATAGGAGTTATTACACCGGTGTTAGCATTACCTTGAGTTACAACGTCATCTAACGTTGCAGTCATTTCTATACCAATTAAATTAGCATCTGGTGCAGGATCCACGGTTCCTTCATTAGTCTCCATGGCAAGAGTAGTAATTTGTTCATTACCATATGCTCCACTGCCCCATGCATAAGAACCATTCCAAGTTGATGCTGATGTAGCTGATACTTCCGCAATTGTATTTGCATCTAAATCAGCTGTACCATCATTAGCTGTTAATTCTTGTCCTGTTGGATCTACAATCGCTTCTTGATATTGAAGCGTCATAGTCATTGGTTGACCTACTACTTCTGCAGTGAATGATGCAAAACCTTCTGCATCACCTTGTGTAATTGTTGCTTCTTCTCCAGTTAATTCACCGGTTACACCATCTGCTGTTACAGTTAGTGATCCTAAATTTCCTGATAATTCTATTCCTGTTACATCTGCATTTTGACCAGATATACCCCAAGTTTCAAAACCCCAAGTATCAGAACTCCAACCTACATTTACTTGTGCATCTACAGTTGCTGTTCCTAAATTAGAAGATAAAGAAATTCCTTCTGCTTGTAGAGTACCTTCAATACCCCAACCATTATAGCCCCAAGTTACTCTTCCCCAACCTGTATTAATTTCTGCATCAATAGTTACAGAACCAACATTTGAAGTTATTTGATTTCCTGTTGGAGTTACATTTGCATTAAAGAGATCACCCCAGTTTGCAAAACCCCATGTTCTTGCAGACCAGCCGACATTGACTTCAGCAGTTACAGTTGTCCCACCTAAAGAAGCGTCAAGGTTTCCACCTCCGCCCCAAAAATAATTTCCATAGGAATCTGTTCCCCAAGTAGTATCGTTTGGATTTACTACATTGACGTATGCATTACCAAACACACCCCAATTGAGGTAGCCAAAAGTATTTGTGCCCCATCCGGCCATAGGAGTTTACCTCCTAATTAACCAGAGATCCTTAGAATCGCTGCTGTTGATGTTGCTGCTGGAAACTGGATTGTAAACGTACCAGAAGTTGCAGTTTTGTCTGCACCAAAATCTAATACAGCAACCGCTGCATCAGTTACAGTAGCAGATGTATTGTAAATCAATGCACCTCTAGCAGTTAACGTTACTCCAGTAAACGATAAGTTATTAAAGTCAACTCTAGCTACACCGGCAGTTTGTGATGTTCCTGCATTAACCAATGTCCCACCACCTGCTGTGTATTGTCCTGAAGCAGCCACTTCATTTGAAGAAGTGTATGAAGTAGTAGCAGAAGTTAGAGTTGCACCTGCGGTATAAAGAGCTAATTTAAAAACATCGCCACCAGTTTGTTTAAAGTTATGCTCACCTTCCAAAAGTTCTTTTTTGAAAGAGTTAGCAATCGCTTGTGTTATAGCCATAGTTTTATCTCCTTATATTTATTTTCCACCGAC